ATGCATAAGCCATGCAAATGATCCATCCGTTGATCCGGTATCTGTAAAATGATACTCATCAAAGCATCCAGCAATTGATTCACAGAATCTTGGTAGATTATGAAGTTCATTTTTAAGAATGCACGTCATGGCAATAGTTTTTTTCATTTATTGATCCTCAAACTTTCTTGTAATTTTATGCTTCTTAGAACACTTAATAGAAATCTTCCCAGGCATAGGAAGCCCATGCTGATCAAATAGAACAAGCTCAATGGTCTCACCAGAGGTCGTATCCTCTAAAACCAATATTTCTAATTTTTTTAATTTAATAACGAGATTGCCGCGCTTTTGATCATCCATTAATCAACTCCTTCGACTAGACCATAAAAGCATCAATTTAAGAATATGTAAGGTCAAATAAAAAAGGCGCGCAGCCCTTCCCTGGAACAACGCGCCTTTAAATCTAATGGAGGCTTCAATTCCCTTAGATTAGTTACCTGAATAACCGAAATGCTGTTTGATATCTTGAGTAGCCTGCAAAACCGCAGTCACTACCATGTTACCGCAAGCTACGTTACCACCAGAGAACTGTTGGTTAACGCAGACAACGTCACCAGCCTGTAATTGCACAAGTGTTGAACTTGGTGCAGCTAAGCTGATTGATTGATATGCAGCAGACAAACCAAAAGCAGTGACTGCCAAAGTTGTTGATACATATGCAATTGTTGTTAGACCTGCAGCAGTGAATCGTTTGATGTCAATTGCAACCACTGGAGACCCAGAAATTGAATTCGCAGCCAAAGCAACTCTTTGCAAAGTACAAGGCCATGGTGCTTGAACCGCGTGGAATACTTGACCAGCAGATGCAGCCACGGTTGTTGTGATTACCGCTGAAAAATCTTCCATTTGTTCAGAGGCGTTTTTATCTCTATTTACAATAGCCATTTTAAGCTCCTTTTTTTCTTCTGTTATCTATTTTTTTCATGTTGGCAGTATTAATATCGGCAAAAGTTTTTTTAAATGTAGAGTGGCTTTCATAAGCAGCCGATTCTAATTTATTATTCATTTCACGTTTTGCTGATAAATCTGCTTTCTCGTTATGATCTTCTAATTTGCTATTAACAAAACTATTGTCATTCCATCCGTCAATCTCTTGTAATCGTCTCATAATGGGCTCTATGCCCCATTCACAAGGATTACCGTTTGCCGTCCAGTTATGAGTTAGTCCCATGATAAAATGAGGAGCCGAAATCAAAGCATAAATAACATTTCCATCCACATAATAAGGGTGATGCTGATAGCTCTCCCTCATAACTTGCATAACACCCAAATGATTCTTCTTTACGAATAATTTAGGATCATGCTTTCTGACTTCTTTAGTTAATCTATGTTCGACTCGGCTCATCTCAAAAACCTTATGGGCTAATATAGTTAGTTAATGCGCCTGTTGCAGCAGCTTTCTCATTGAACAAGTTCGCAAAGAATCTGATGCGAGTCTCTAGCTGATCGGCTGAAACCTGAGCGATATACATCGATCCAGTCTCATCAGCGAATTCCATCTCAGCCAAAACGTATTTTTTAACAACGTCCGCTGGCAACATGAAGATACGCTTAGGGCAATCTTTATCTGGAACCCATGGAGAACCATTGAATTCAAGATAATATTTACCTTTAGAAGCAAACCCACCGTCACCTTCCATTGTATTTACATAACGCTTATCTGGTGTAAGCAGCTTTTGGTAGAAACGAAGTGAGTCGAAATCTGAATAAATTGCAGAAATCTTACCAGCACCACGTTGCAAGCATGAGTTCCATAAAGATTGGCAAGCATCCAATGTTAATTGTCCACCTGACAAATCGTTTACGTTACCTTGAGTTTGGATGTAGCTAGCGCGATCAATATTAAATACTGTCGTTGTTGCATTATCCAACTGAGTTAAAAGACCCTGGATTTCGTTACCATATGAACCAGAACGAACTAGAACATAATCAGCACTTGCAGTCACCGCAGTGTTAACTGTCAGTGTTGCAGTTGTTGAGCTTGGTCCACTTGATACTGAGTAAGCAGTGATTTCAACACCAGATTGAACAAGAGTCGATCCGTTGTAGATATCAAATACCAATCCAACATCAAGGAATTGCAATGCAGGAGCGCCGGTCTCACGACCTTTAACTACAAGAGTAGTTGATGCAACCGCAGCAGTGTTAACCTTTGCAAGTGTTCCTGAGCCGTCCCAAGACATCTGTCTATTGGCATCTGATTGAAGATCTTTGTAACCTTCCTGCAACTCGTAAGAAGCTGCACGAACGAATGATCCGATATCAGATTGAGACGCTTTGATCATAGGACCAGTAACACCGAAACGAAGATAATTGAACTTAGCTTGAATCAAAGCTTGGATCGTTGTTTGACGACCGATAGCTGGTAAGTTACCACCATCAGAAGCTGCACCGATACCTTGATTTCTTCTAACCTTCAACGGACGCGCAACTTGGTAACCTGACCAAGCTTCTTTACCTAGCTCAGCACCACGGTAAATCGGCGTTTCTTCATTGAACTGATCCACGATAGGACCTTGATAAAAATTCTTTAATTCGGCTAAGCCGGAATTAATACTTTGAAATAAATTTGACATTATAAACCTTCCTTAGTTTATCTTTTTCCAGTTAATGTTTTATAAGCGTATTCCTCAGCTTGCTTCAGATTCATTCGAACTGGAGCTTGTCCAGGCGTACCGCCACCAGGCGCAGGACCCTTAGCTGATTGATTAGCTGTTCTTTGCTTTTCCAAAATTCCTTTTTGGCGTGCTTCATATTTACTTACGTTCTTTTCATGCGATGCTTTCCATAACTTATCCCAAATCTCGTTAGTGATTCTAAATCCAGGTTCAGTTTCTCTCTTTGCCTCTAGCAAAGCTTGAGCGCGCGCTAGAACAATGTCTTCATCACCATCAGGATATTTCTTCGCTAATGCTGAGAATGTATTTTCTAACTGTGCTTCAATGGCTTGAGTTTCCTTCTCCTGCACATAGTTTTTCACCATCTCTAGATCTTTCATAAGCTCTGGAGGCAGTTGCGCATTTTGAGATTGCGCTTGTAAATTTGCAGCTTGCTCACTTCCACCAATCAAAGACAAATACTTATGAAATGCCTTCGGGTAAGTTTCCATGAACATTTGCATGGCTTGTTCTTTGTTTGGGTGACCTTTGATGAACTCTAGGTCGTGCTCAAGGTTGTCGTAATATTTACGAGTCTCGCTCACTTGTTGAGTTTTCTTTGTATAGTCTGAATGAAGCATAATGCTTTTTTTAAGTTGATCTGGGGTCCACTCCCTATCACCAAACTTAAACTTTTGAGCCTTATCTAGATCCAAAATCGCTTGCGCTTGAGCTTCTGTCATCTCGCCCGCTGCGGTGTTTTGAGAGCTAGGTGCTGACTCATTAGAAGCGCTCTCTTGGCCAGTGCCACCATTAGAGTACTTCGCATTTACTTGATCCACTACAGAGTCAATATTGACGTCCTGTAATCCCATAATATCATCCTTGATCAGACTTCCTTGTTCAAACCGTCATTGGCTTGAGTGGTTCTAGATCTAATTAACCTTTTAATTTTTTAAGAGCTGCCATCATTTTTGCAGCAGCTTTGCCTTTAATTCCAGGCTTACCAACATCATCAGCAGTAAAGAATGATTCAATCTTAGATTTCTCATCCATTCCTTGAGCTTCGCCAGGCTTCTCCATTTCGATCTCCATCTCAATGTCGCCCATGTTTCCTTTAGCGCCAGTGTCCGGAGCTAAGCCATCATCAGCCATTAAGCCCTTATCTCTAGCGATATTAAGATCATCCGTTGATCCTTCAGCAGGGTTTAAATCTGCGTCTTTCATTTCTTCTAAATCAACATCACCAGCTAATTTCATGCGTCTTTTCATGATTGCTTGTTTCATTGCATCCATTAAACCGCTCCTGTTCCTAAGTTTTGTAAATTATTTTGTTGTTCTGCTTGTGCTTCTTGATCCATGACTTTTGCCATCTCAGCAGCTTGCGGCTCGATCTGATCTTGCGGACTAACCGTCATACCAAATTGAGGCGCTGTAATCTTCATAAGCATTTGCAAGTGCTCTTCCATATCGTTTAATAGAATTGCCTGTTTTGCAGGATCAAGATTTGCGTACTTATCAGATTTTCTATATCGATTCTTCTCTTGTAAATGAAGCGCATGATTATCAAATTCAGAAATCTCAGGAATAATTCCCTCTTCAATTTCATGAATAGATTTATTAATCTGCGCAAAGTCTGCACTTTGATCAGCGTAGTGAGCAGAAACGTCACCGAACTCTAGATCACGCATAACTTTAATGCGCACTTGAGGATCTGCCATGCTTCCGTACATTCCGCGATCTGCTAGATTTAAAATCTCATTACGTTTAGTCGCTAGAGATACAGGCGCCGTAGATCCACGAACGCAAATAACATCATGCTTAGATGTTAAGTCACTGCCAGTCCAAGTCTTAACAATGTATTGAGCGTTAGGATCAGCAATCTTTAATAAGCGCTCGTTCTTAACATTCTTTTCTAGATTAACTAGAATCAGTTTTCCAACTTGAGCAAATGCATACTCGTGCTGCTCGGTCACAGTTCCAGTTCTAGTTTCATCCTGCTCTAGCAATAACTGCATACCAATCGCTGGAATTGCAGCAGATGGCAAGATGCCACGAGAGATTTCACTCTCACCAGTAATGTCATAAAGAGCTGCAAGCAATCTATCCTCTTCTGAATAAGCATACTGAGGGATAACTGGAACTTGTTGCTGCATCGGAGGTGGTGCGCCTGGAACTGGATTATAGTACCAAACTTCACCTGATTGATTGTTAGGTGCATTTTCTTGAAACGAGCTACCCTTTGGAGCAACCCATTTACCAGCAAGCATCGTATTAGTCCACTGCGCACGCTTTCTAATCAAGATATTGTATTGATCTTGAATAGGACGCATGTGAGTTACAATAGCCTCACTGTAATATTTCTGAGTTACCTGTACATCATCCCATTTTACATGAGGGAAGAGTCCGCAAGGAAGTTCACCATCATGCAAAAGAATGCCGTTAGCAGTAATAACCATGCGACCGTTTGGATAATCTTTAGAACGTCGTTCATATAATGTAAGCTCAATTGCTGAATTCTTCATTGCTAAGCCAATACCAGTTTGAGCTGGTCCTTGACCTACCATTGAGTTAATTCGCATTTCATTTTGAATTGATAATAACCAAGTATCCTCTTCTTTAACCAAAGCTCCACGTTCAGGATATCTAGTTCTAAAGTAATCTAGCTTTCTAACTTTAGCCTGAATGTAGTATTGAGCATTATCTAATGAAGTAGCTTGAGGATCTGGAAAGATTTCAAATGCTGAAACTAATTCAATCTCAACATCTCCCTCATACTCAGAATCAGCTTGAACAATTTCAGTGCTTCCATCTTCAGACACTTTAGTTTGATCAGCAGTTAATAGTTCACCCTTCGTCGGGTCCCAAAGAACATGCATGTAGTAGTGTCCACATTGCATAAGACCAGGCATCATTTCTTGACGTTTTTGCAATACTCGTTCTTTATCTATGTAATATGCTAATAAGTCTTTTTCTAATCTTGCTCTGTCTTTGGCTTCTTGAGATGCATCATCTGGACGTATCTCCCACTTGGGCGGATTCTTGCAGAGACGCGCTTGCCTACGCTGTACTGACGGCAGGACTTTATTTACTTGTAGCCTATTTCCTCTTGTTCCTCGAGGACGTCCGATCACTCTATACTGCCTACTTGAAGTATCGTAATAAACAGAATCAAAGCCCATCAGATAAGCATAGTTAGTCATCCAGATGCCTTCATTGGCAACGCGTGATGATGAGTTTCGAATCTCTTGAACTTTATCTCTAACGTAATTTACAAGCTTTTGCTCATCCTGAGGCTGATCAGATGCCGATTCAACTTTTGGAAGTTTACCGTCAAGCTTACCGAATAGTCTTTCTTGTGCTCTTCTTAATAAATCCATTTACCAGCTTAAGCCTATAAAGGCGGTTTTATCATCGCATTAAGCTGTGCTAGCTCATCCATCTCCTCGTCCTGAGGTAATTGAATATTAAACCCATTCTGCATTGGTGCTTTAAGAGATTCATTAACAAGCACTTGCGACTGGCTATAAGTAGCATAGTTTCCAGCCATGATTTTATCAATAAGAGTTTGTATCTGCTTACTGAAGAACCATTGCTGATAAACTATTATTGCTGCCAATAAAAGTATAACAATGACAGATTCCATGAATCAAACTTTTCCGAAGTTTACCTGTTCAATGGTCAACATATCTTCGGCCTTACACTGATCCTCATAGCCGTAAGCTTGAACTTCAATCCCTTGAACGCTAACTCTAATAGCTTTTGGATCTTGAGCAACCGTTTCAACTAGGTCTTTAGTCGCATATACAACCTTAACCTTTTGACCAAGTGCAATTCTCGTTTGCAGAAATAGCTCATCAAGATTTGAAATGATTTTATTCGAAGTCGCTTTCGCCGCCGTCGTTTCCAGCGTTGGCTCTTGCTTCTTCATATGAGCGGTTGTAGTAACCTCTAATGATTTTTCTTTCCCAGTCGGGAGATCCTGGTTGTGGTTCATATTCGACAGCCTCCTTGGTCGGATAAAATACAATCTCTTCTAAAGAAGAAACTGCATCACTAATATCATCGTGCGCAGATCTTGGGAATTGCAACAACTCTTTCTCAAAATCGTTCATTGACTTGTGGTGATAAAACTTTCCCCACTCCATTCTAGGAATCAAACGCATAATGCGAAGCTGTTTATTTTGCTTAGGACCGCGCTTGATTTCTTTCATTGGAACAAAATCACCTGTCTTTTGCATTCTCTCGCTAGCTAAGTGAATTAAGGCTTTTTGATATGCAACCGACTCAACGCCAATTCCATTAGTTCCATAGATCTTTTGAAGGTTAAAAAGAGTATCTACAATTTGAGTAGGGTTGAGCCGCTCTCGTTTAGCGAGACGAAGATACCAATTGTGATCACTATCCACAGAAACCACAGCGATACCAGTATAATCAGCGCCGTCCTCAGCCGATATTGCAGGATCAATATGAGCAAAAGTAAGCATATCCCTATCATTAGGTAAAACGTCGTAATGCTTAAACCATTCGCGCTTAAATTTGGCGTCATCTGCTGGAAACACCTCATTCAAATATTGGTTAGCAAATAGCATCGAACCTAATGTTCGTTTTGCTTTCTCTAAAAATTCATGATTAAGCCGATCTGGAAAGAATAAAGATCCATCTTCCCTTATGGCTTTCTCATAGACTATTGACCAACCATTCATGGATACTTCTTTATGTGCTCACGCTTCCATTCATGGATGTTATCAACGTCTGATTTTATCTTATCAACCTTAGCTGGCATTTTCGCTAAATCAGTAATTGATTTACTAAGAACTTTCATTTCAGCAGTGTTATTGATTGTCGCTTTAACCAGAGCAATTATGCCTGCAGAGATTAAACCTAAGAGCATAGTTCCAATAGCGCCAAAAATTGACCACATTATGGTTTCTGTCGTCATGATTTAATCCTTTGCTGCAGCTTATATTGCCTCATCTCAGATTGATCAGCTAAACCAGCTAGCAAGTTCATCGTACCTTGACTAGACCCTTTAACAACCTGCTCAATTAACTGGCATAAGTATTTTTCAGAATCTAACAGATTTTTAAAACAATCAGGCATTTTCACAGATGCATCGTTTGGAAGCTCTTTAGCCGCTGCTTGATTAACTTTTTGAATGTTTACAGGCTTATTTAAACCGATAGATCTCTCAATGATCGAATCATAGGCTTCTTCGTAAACTGGATAAAGCTCACCTAGATAATCATGGTCTTGAAAGAAAGTCTGACCTTTAACAAGGTTGTGGGCTTGATGTGCATAAAGCTGTAGATATCTAAGTACAAAAGCTATCTTTTCCATTATTGCCATCCACTAATAGGAATTGTTGCGAAAAATGAAACACCTTGAGAGCTACCAAAAGCAGCATTACCATTAAGCGCCGTCAAACCGGCTTGTGATCCATTTTGGTAACCAAACTCAATAACTCCAGTTGCTGTTGTATCAACAAACACGTTATCTTGGAAATTGGCTGTAGCTGTACCTGAGGCCCATTGACCAACGTGAGAAATCCCACTGGCTACTTTATTTGTGTTTAAAGTAACATTTGCATTAGTCCCACCATATCCTAATGTGATCGATGCAATAGCTGCCGTCACTGTTCCGGTTACGAATGTTCCGCGAATTTCTAAAGAATCTCCAACTCTTCTAGAAAAAACATTTACCAATGTTGGTGTACCAAATCCAACAAATGTCGGTGTATATGCCACCCAGGCTGATGGATAACTTCTAGATAAAATATGCCAGTTCGATCCATCGCAAACAATTGTAACCTCTTCATATTGAGTATTTATAGATGTTGTCGTGGCCCCATCTATTGTCTCCGATGCATTACCGTCAATTGTTAGTGCATTTAGATCAGAAGATGTTTTTTTAATTCTTAAAACTCGACCAGCATTTCCAGATGCTGCGTAAAGAGTAAGTGTCCATGCCGATCCAGTTGTTACCGTGATAATGTCATCTGTCGTTACAGCAGTGTATGTAGTTGTTTTATTAACAATGTTTGCTTGTCCATTTAATATTGAAGTCCAAATTGGATCATTTGAGCCTTCTGATTTTAAGTATTGACCAGAAACTCCAACTGCAGTTTTTGAATACGCTGCGGCTCCATTGCCAAGTAATACGCTTCCAGCTGGCGCGACTGGGCCGATGCTAATGTCTGTAGCAGTACTATAAGCCAAGCCTCCATGAGATGCTGTAATGTTAGCATTTGTACCACCTCTAGAAAGAGCTAATTGAGCTTCAGAAGAAATAACTCCATTTGCATTTGTTATAACAGGACCGCTTGTTGTAAGAGCAGTATCTAAAGTGCCATAAAGAGTTAGCGTCTTATCATTTGAAATAGTTGCTGCTGTAGCTGGTGTAAATGCACCATCAGGAGTAGTTTTAAATAAAATAGCGCCAGGCATATCATTAGATCCAGGCGTGCCATCAACTACATAATCAATCTGAGCACCGATTTCATAATCAGTTCCGTCAAATCCAAGACCATCAAGCACGCCTAGCAAATCACCACTTTGCACAATAGAAGGTGATGCCTCACTACCTCTTGATCTAGCTAAGTATACGCCTGGATTAGTAGAAGCATTATGTCTATGAATTCCAATCTCATAGATATTTGAACCACCCTGAGAACTGACTGTTAAATTTGATCCAGATGTTGTCCCATGGACATTTAATGTATTTGATCCACCACCAACTTGAAGCCTAGACGTTGAACTATCCCAGCTAAAGTTTGTTGCGCTTTCAGATATTGCACCAGAAGTTCCAGCAAACAGAACGCCGCCAGGAGTAGGATTATAAAACGATGGGGCTGCCGTACCTTGTGATATGACTGCCTGACCGCTTACACCAGCTGCAGTTAAAGAAATTCCAGATGATGTTCCATAAGCAATACCACCTTGCGATGCAACATTAGCTAATGCAGTACCGCCTTTATCGAGTGGAACTATGCCAGATATTGTCGAAGCTGGAACAGCTGTATAATTATTTTCAACCGTCCATAATCCAGCAGCAGACCCATTTGTAATAAGTCTTAAGCTTACTGAGTTAGATGCTAAAACAGTTGCAACTAGACCAGATGAAGCATCATTAATAGTTAAAATTCCAGTCGAATCATTAGCGATTAGGAAATACATTCCTACGCTTAATGTTGTAGCATTCGGCAAAACTACAGTTTGATTTTGAGTACCTGTAAATCTTTGGACGGTTTGAGATGCAAGAGTTAGCGTGGTAGTTCCACCAGCAGTTGCTTGAGTCGTAGGTGTTTCAACTAGATGAACACTTTTAAAAAAGCTTTGCGCATGAGCTGGCTTCGCAGCCAGCCATAGCATAAAGAAGCAGTAGATAAAAAACAGTAGCGTATAGATGGTTCGTTTAAGCATAAAACCTCTAAATATCTAAAATAGCTATGTAACTGAGCACATAATTAGCAGAATCTGTCGGAGCCGACAACTCAACATCAAATCCAGTTGCTGATCTATTGCTCCAAATAGCTGTTAAGTAAATTGGGTCAGAATCAACATCGTTACCAATAGAAAGCAGAGGAGTATATGCAATCGTCGAAACAGTTGACGAAAATGCTACAGAAAAGTTTTGCACTCCATTGCCTATTGCAACCGTCGAAGCTCTTGCGGTTACGCTTGAGCCGGACCCGCCACCAAGATTTACAGAAAATAATCTTGAGGGCATCTAATATCCTTGTGATTGACCGAAGTTTACAGCGACCGTACAAGTTGCAGATGATGCATAAAGATAGATCTTACCTGCATAGTTTCCAGCAAAGATCTCATTTGCGCTGATCGGATAGAGCACGCCAAATGTTTGACCTACAGTTGCAAGTCTAGTTGCTGTTCCACCTATACAAGTAAAACCAAAAGCGCGGGTAGTAAGTGAATAACCGCCGACTTCAAGAGTTCCGCCCGATAATAATTTAAGTTGAATTGCATTTGCTCCCTCAATAGGTCCTAATTGAACAACTGATCCAGGGCCAATGACAAGTCTATCCCCTAAAAACCCATAAACACTTTCGACTGACATAATCTAATCCTTTAGTTTAAGTAATCTATCTCTACTCTATCGTGATGATACGCTATCGCAATGTCTAACACTTCTTTGTAACGCTCAGTTTCAAGCTCAGTAAGCTTCTTAAGTTCAGCGTGCTTACCGTTCTTTATAACGTCGCAAAGGTCTTTTTCTTTATCGTAAATGAGCGTGAATTTGTGGTCACCAATTCGGTAGTACCAGAAGATAGATTTAACATCTTCATCCATTTTAAGATCAAATTCCGACTTCGGTTCTTTGCTCGTTTCCACAATAAAGCTTCTTGAGTTCCTCAATGTTCCCGTCTTTAATTTCCAACTCATTTTGTATAATGAATCCTATAATGTCATTCTCGGAATATCTGGTGCCGATGACAACGACAGTTCCATCAGGTTCTAATAAACTGGTATACAGTCGGTAATGGTCTATGGTCTTTGCGGCTAGGTCTGGGTTTTTGCAGTTTTGGTAGGAAGATAAGTCGTCTCCTACGATGAGGTCGAAATGCATCCCTGTTTTTCCAGCACCAATTCCTGAGCAACTGATTGATGATTCTTTTAAAGGTTTTGTCCTGTCTTTAACGATTATTTGCCCATCATTCCATAAAGAACCAACTTTGTTGCCAAAAAGCTTGATGAAAGTCTTATTATTTTCATAATGAGCTTTTATTTCTCTTAAAAAGTTTCTTGAGTTTGAGTACAACTCTGAATCAATCATGATTCGTAAATTCGGGTTATGAAGCAACATCCACATAGGATAAGCAACTGATCCTAAGCTTGAATTGTGAGTAACCAGGCCATTGCAAATAAAAGTGTGAGTTTTTTCAACTTCAATATCAACGTGAGATCCAACTGATTTTTCTATTGAGATTAATTCATCCCAATACATCTCATCAGTTGCGGCCCATTCCATGTCAATTTCTTTAGAGAATCGGTTGAATTTATCAAAAGATGTCGCGTAATTATTATCAATTCTCGGCTGACCCTTTCTATTCCTTGACTGTTTTGGTTTTTTTATCAAACGCCATTCTTTTGGTACGCATTTATAGATTGATTGCTGCGAACTAATTCCGACTGATCTTTTCTTTAATCGCATTGGACATTTTGCCAAGTTTATTTGGCTTGTCCTATCAATAATTGAAATATCGTAAAACTCAGAATAATCATATTTGTAGTGTTTAATTGTTGAAAATACGCCAATTGTTTTTAGAAGGTCAGCCATTTCGTAAGCTAATTCTTTTGAAACTGTTTTTAAAATAGTTCTATTTGATTTATCACAATGAGCATCGCAAGAAAAATAAGCCGCTATAAATTCTCTTC